TCAGAATCATCAGCGTCCCCACAAGCTTGACAGTATTGTAAAGCTATGTTAATATAAATAAATATTATACAAAGGAATCGAAAGATCGTACCCCTACGTAGATGTAAACAGTATCCCATGTCGGGGGTGCTATCATCCGCAGGGTTTTTTTAATGCCCATGCGAGATACTTAAAAACAATCATGTCAATCAAATCAACAATCGCTGCTCTTGCAGCATCTCCATTCTTATTCGCTGGCGCAGCTTTTGCTGGTCCTTATGTGAATGTAGAAGCTAATGCATCATATCCTGATGGAGACTACACAGGTGCTACAACTGACGTTGCTGTCGGTTTTGAAGGTTCTGCATCTGAAGGTAAGATCGCATACTATATCCAAGGTGGTCCAGCATTCGTTCATAGCGAAGCTGCTGATGACACTGAGACTCAGTTCTCTGGTAAAGCAGGTGCTTCTGTTGCAATCAACGAAGACCTAGCTGTTTATGGTGAAGTTTCTGGTATCTCTAATGAAGATGCTTCTGGAGACGACATCGTAGACTTCGGTGGTAAGATCGGTGCTAAGTTCACATTCTGATCTTAAATAAATACGATTGAGACATCGTTCGTGCGGTCTCTACAATCGGAACTTACAAGACCTCTTCTCAGGGGTCTTTTTTTATGCTATAATACCAACATGAAAAAAACAGAAGACCTATTAATGCATCCACTTTGGTTTGGCCCAATGTTGTTGATGTTTAGTGCTGTGTTAATCCAGACTCTTCATACTCTTACTCATTGGAGAATGGAGATAGATGCTGATTCGTATTGTAGAAACAATGCTGAATGGGTAGAACAAAACACAGGAGGGTATGATGAGGATTATTAATCTGCTATATACATATACAGTTGTTATGTAAGCAATGGAAATTAAGAATATAAGCAAGACCAAGTTGTTTGCCCTCGGATTGGGTGGACTACTTGGTCTTTCGCATCTAGGTATGATTGGTATCATTGCCAATAGAAAACCAGAGAGTAAATTCCCTCAACTCAACATCCCTGTGAGTGAGTATACTTCTTATAGTGTTCAGGCAAATGAAGAAGGGTATGCTATTAACTATCGGGCAAATGATCCTTTAGTTATGGCTACCACTAAGACTATACCTGGTAAAGGTGGGTTGTTTAGTAAAGGTCAACCTACTCAAATTGTAAAACAGTATACAATGGATGGTGCAGAGCATCATGATGGTCCTGTTTCTACTAGGTCTGCATGGATAGATCCATCAGGACTTACAGGTGATGGTGAAAAGAAGATTAGTGCCAAAACAATTGAGTGCATCAAAGCACGAGGTAGTGGTGAAGGAACAGGAAGAATGGTCGGTGGGAGCGTTGGTGCTTCTGTTGGCTCTGGTCTCTCCTCTATACCTTTTGTTGGTTGGGTTTTGGCAGGTGCTGCTTCGATGATAGGCATGAATGAAGGTGCAGAGTTGGGTGGAGATCTAGCAGAGAGTTTCAGTGATGCATGTGTGGAAGACATTGACGAAATATAAGGTCAATTGTATAATAAATAACATATAATAACTTCGACTTATTGATGAAGAAAATATTCATGCCTTTAATGGCAGCAACGATGCTAGTGCCTTCTATGACACTAGCATCTTCTATTAGACCAGGTTCAAGAGTGACTCATGACTCACTCAATTCTGGTACAAGATCTAAAACTTTATGTCTAAATGAGAAAGAAAAGTTTGCAGAGAGATGTGAGATAACAATAGATGAGACTGGTGTGAAAGGACCAGCAGGACATATAGCCAATGTAGTTCAGTGGACTAAAGAGCAGAAAGAGTTTAGTTATGGTGGAGCATTAGCAGGTGGTATTGCTGGTGGTGGTGCTGGTATGGCTGCTGGTCTTGGTAGTTGTATGATTGTAGGACCACTTTGTTTGTTCACAGCACCAGCACTCATGACTGGAGGTGCTACGGGAGGTGCAGGACTAGGTGGAACAGGAACAGGAAAGTATTTTACTATTATTGGTGATGATGCTGAAGGTAATAGATTGATACAAGAGTTTTATGTTACGTCAGGAAAAGCAGTTAGAAAGACATCTAGAGATCTCCTACTAACAACTGAACTTGCTGAAGGAGAAGTGAGATGATTTTAGAAACATTTTTAATTCTTGCAGCATTACCTTTTGTTGCACTAACAATTTTCTTTGGAACTAAGAATGGATATTATGATAGTGATAATTACACTGGTGATGGTTGCGCTCATGATGTAAAGAGATAAAGGGTAGTTATTACTACTGTTTACATAAGTTAATATAAGTTACTATTATGGGGGTCATAAGACCTATTTAATTCTGTTCGGGCATCCGAATGTAAAGTTTCTTTACAAGATTTAATCTTTGCTATATAATTATGTTATCTTTCTTAACAAAAGAATGACTTCATCAACTGCCGACAAGTATACAACTACTGAGTACGGTAAGCAAAACAAATTTGCAGTCAATCCTCAACCTTGGATTGATGAAGCAGATAAAGATTATGATCACTGGAAAGTAGCAGAATCAACTAATGGTCGCCTTGCGATGATTGGTTTCTTTGCAGCAGTTCATAACTATATCCTTTTCGGACAAGTTATGCCAGGTATCTTTTGATATCAAAGGTCTCTTTAAGCTCTATCCCTATTACAAATCTAAGAACAATGACACCAGAAGCAGAAAAATTTAACGGTTGGATGGCCATGATTGGTTTCGTCGCAGCCTTCGGAGCATACGCTACAACAGGACAAATCATTCCAGGTATTTTCTAATGAAAAACCAGAACATCTTTTTAAGAGCACAAGGACGTGCTGCAATGTTGGGATTCATTCTATTGAGTGCATCTTATCTTGCAAATGGTCAAATTATTCCAGGTATCTACTAATGAAAAATGAAACAAATCAAGTTGACATCTCCATCGCTGAGAAGTGGAATGGTATTGCTGCTATCTTTGGCTGCGTCGCTGCCTTTGCTAGTTACTCCTTTACAGGGCAACTCATTCCTGGTGTAGTTTAATGGAACTCCTTATAGTACTAGCAGCAGTGGCTGCTAGTGCTTTTGGGGCATACAAGATGACCCCTAAAAGTTAACAAAACTAAATAATTATTCACAAATCAACACAACATGGGTGAACTCCAAGCAGTTAATGATATCACACCTTTCCAAGCAATCCTATGGATCTTTTATCCAATGGGATTGTTAGTGGGTGTAGAACTATTACTTCGTGCTTTAAGAGATGATGATGACGATGATCAAGATGGTGGCAAAGGTATAAGAGTTGCTAGAATGCAACCAGTACCTGTACCATCAGCATCATGATAGATATCCATCACCCATATTGGAGATTTGCTGAACGTTGGAATGGACGTTTAGCAATGGTTGGACTGATCAGTTTACTATTAATCAAATGCCTTTCATAGTTTTTGGCTGCCTCTTAGCAGCAACAGCATACAGCAATGTTTTCTCAGTTGTATTTCAATGATACCACTGGCATTACTTTTAACTTCAATACCTCCAGGCTCTAGAGATCTTTTAGAGTTTGGATTTTTTATCGCAGTAGGAATGACTGCTGGTTCTTTGGGAATGATATGAATTTATTTACTTGGGATTTATTTGTGACAGTAGTTTTTGGTGGTTCCCTCATCATACTTGTCACAGTATTTACTTATGATAATATATAAGTCAGTAGTATTAATCACATGGCTTCGTATACAGTAACACTTATAGATGCAGAAGGAGAAGAGTCTACATTTGAGTGTGATGATGATGTTCTGATAATGGATCAAGCAGATGAAGAAGGTATTGATATGCCTTATTCATGTAGAGCAGGAGCTTGTTCCACTTGTGCTGGTAAGATAATAGAAGGTACAGTTAATCAAGAAGAACAATCAATGTTGGATGATGAGCAACTTGAAGCAGGGTATTGTTTAACATGCGTTGCATATCCCACATCAGATGTTACAATAGAATTAGGTAAAGAGGAGGAACTCTATTGACAGACATGATGCCTAAGGAGAAATTGCGTGAGCAGACATTAAAAATTCTGTTAAAAGAATTTGGTTCTACTTCATCCAATAAAGCCATCTATGAATGTGCTGATGAGTGGACTAGAAGACAACCCACCACTTCAGGGCTTGTCAGTTATTTCAAAGCATATTATACTACTCCTAAATAAATATCCTTACAGGAAAGAATAATGCAAAAGATTGTAAATGTCCTTGCTATTGCGTCTGGTGTTGTATCTGCTGCCGTTGTCGCTAGTGGCGTATTTGTATATGTCAACAGAGATTCAATTGTTGATAGCATCAAGTCTCAAGCTATTGAAGCAATTACTGGGTCTTTAGGTGGTGGTTTAGGTGGAAGTCTTCCAATAGGTGCTCCTGATCTTGCTTCACCAACTCCTCAAGCTGCAGCACCTGCAGTACCTTCTGCTGGTTTGGGAATTCCTAATTTCTAAATAGCGTAGTTGCTATAGTGCTATGCCTGAAGAGGTAAAGGAAGAAGAGACGGTAGATCTACCAGAAACTTCTGAAGAAGTTAAAGAAGAAAAACCAAAAGGTATTATAGGAAAAATGGCTGATGCTATAGTACCAGACCATGACGAACAGTTAGCTATCATTAGTACATTTGTACGGCTTGGTATTTTGGTCTGGTCAGGCGGAATTTTGACTTTGAATTACGTGGCCATTCCAAACTTCCCACAGAAGAATATCGATCCGACTTTTATCGCTTCGGTTTTTACAGGAGTTTTAGCTACGTTTGGGGTTCAGACTGCTAAAAATAAAAATAATGGTAATGGTAACTCGTCTACTCCTCCAGTTACTGCAAAAGATATGGAGAAGTTAATTGAGAAGGCATCTCAGACTGGTCCTACTCAAACAATTAGAATTGAACAAGCACCTCTTAATCTAACTGCAGCTGCACCAGCACCAGCACCTAAGAAAGAAGAACCTCCATTTACAATGTAAATCTTGTAAAGATTAAGCAATCATTAATTGATTAAATAATTTCATGAGCGTAATCATTTACCAAGATCACATAGAAATCCTTGAAGAGGAGAAGGCAGAACTTCAAAAAGAGGTTCTGTTTCTTCGTAGGAAAGTGGCTTATTATCAAACTGTTCTAGAAGAGGAGGATGTGTAATGAGTGGAGACCCATCACTAAAAGATCCAGTTATCTTTTATAGTGAAGAACTAACTCAAACGAAGATAGTTCTTTTATCTCTTAAGGGAATTAAATTAGATTTTGTTGAACAGGAGGAATTGTATGTGGAATCTAGACATTAAGAAAGCATTTCATGATCTCAAAGAATGGGATAAGAAATGGGCAAAGAAGATACAGGATAAGTTTAACTTAACTGATTATCAAATGTTATGTCTTGCATTTGGTAAAGGATTCATAATAGGAGCTATTCTTTTATGATTGATACATCACCCAGTTCGATTAGAGTATTTTTTATAATTATTCTATCAATTGCGTGGTTGGTTATTTTT